AGTCATCAATCTACACGGGAAGTCCTCCAGCCCAGCAACATCTTGCCAATCCTCCGTTATATTCCCATAGGCATCAGGGACTGCTCCTACATCCGCTTCTATTCCACAAAAATGTATTAGTAAATTAGGATATGACATTACTCTCCCATCTCTACGCCATCAGGCACACTCGTCAAGTCCATTTCAGCCCATGTTAAATAAGGACTGGTGGCATCTTCCTCCCGATACTTCTTGGCTAGAGCTATCTTATTATCGGATTCCTTCTTCGTATAGGCATAGTCGCCTATCTTCTCGGAAGTGAGACTATCGGTAAGCGCCGCTCCCCAAGCCTCTAGGGCATAAGAGGCAGCCAGCAGCAAGGAATTAGAAGCCATCGTTAGAAAGGCTGTTATCTCTTCATCACTGAATTGAGCATCGGTGGTTGGAACTATATCAGTGTCCCCAATCAGGAGTCTCACCTTCCCGATGTTATTTGTTACGTCATAAGTCCATGTAGACATAATCTACTCCTATTTTCCCCCTATGTGCCCAGCCGGGGCGAGAGGGTGAAGGAGAAACCCCCTCACCCCGACTAGCTCAGAATTACTTTAGGTATGAAAAGGGGGAAGCCTTTTAGAACTTCCCCCTCAAGGTTACTAAGAATTAACAGTCCTAGCACTTCATGCTTTTTAAGAGTAGCATCTCAGCTTCTCTGACTGCTAACTGCTCCTCCGTTAGTGTGCGGGTAGACTTGGACACACTTGCTTGGAACTTGATGGCTAACTCTGCCTGCGGTTTCTTAAGTCGCAGATAGGGAAAGATTAGCTTCAGGAACTCCGCCGCCTTGCCATATCTTATTTCCCATTGATAACAAGGTCTTAGATTTTTACTATTTTTTAGTTGGATAGTTCCTCCCCCTATTGAAAACTTAAGATACTGCATAAGCCACTCATTGGTATTGGTAACAGTAACTTTCAATCTCCAACAAGGTTTTTTGGGGTTACGCTTTCTATGGTCAGCGGTAATCCCAATATAACCTTCACCATCTACTATCCCTGCAAGGTACGCCAAATCTGTCCGTTTCATCTTCTCACCTCTAGCTAATTATAGCATTTATGAGGGAAAAAATCTAGAGGGTCGAGCCTCCCATATAGGTACTTCTCCAGTCCAGTCTAGTAACACCAAAGACATGCCGTACGCGGTAGAAGACATTATCTGTGGCGAAGTCACCGGACATTGGGTTAAGCGGTCCACCGCCGAGGGTTACTTTGTCGCTGGCTTTCATACAGATTTCAGGACGTTCATGCCCTGCCAAGTGAGCAGCTTCAAGAGCCGCTATGTCCTTCGGGTCAGCGAATAAATACCACTGGGTCGCCAGGTCGGCACCACCATAGATTGCCAGATAGGGGTCGACTATTAAAGTCAAGCCATACTGGGCAATCACATTGGTTGTGGGGTATGGAGTAGACGGGCCAAGAGCCAGGTCAACCGTACCTGTTAGCCACATCTTATTAGCTGAGGTCAGGATTTGACGAGCCGTCATTTCCAGCCCAGGGGGTACAACAAGGTATTTGGGTCGGTTCATTATCGGCTCATTGTTGGCATCTTGAAATGCCATCATAGCCTCTACCCCTGTCTCCAGGTTGTTTATGGTAAGAGCTCCGGCACCGACATTCCGAGCGGCAACATACAGTACCGCATTTCTAGCGTAGGCATTGGTGACTATCCTGTGTTCGGTCCTCACCGCAGCCATGGCAAATCTTTCCGGTGTATCCTGTAGTGCGCCCAGGTCATCGTTAATCATGGCTTCCCATGATATGTCAAACTGCCGTCCATATTTCTTGACAGCCAATTCGTAACGAGCCTCATTCCTCTCACTTGCCAGGTATTCACCTTTCTCAGCTACCTCAGCAAGATATTGGTCTCCACCAGTAATGGCAAACCGGTAGGCTGTCTTGAAGTCCCTGACGGTTGACATCTTGACAAATGCCTTCCATACCGGGTCTACAGCCTTATAGGATGCCAGGACTTGCCTATCCAGCACATCCCCGAACAAGTATGGGAAGTCTGAAGTCGTCAGGGCTTCCCGGAGCAGGAACTCTCTTACATGTGGCGTCACCACGTTGCCCTGATAGATACCGCTATATATCAGGTCGTTGGCTTCCATTATCCGTGTGAGGGGTATATTCAGTCCACGTTCCCTGTTAGATAAAAACCCAGCAGTCTCCCGCAAGGTTTCTTCAAAAAGTTTTAGTTCAGGCATTATATTTTCCTCCATTATTTATTTTTATATTGAGGGTCAAACTCCCTCCATGCCGGTGGCTTCGGTCTATTCGGTTCTCTAGGTTCCCAGAGCCCTTGCTGCCAATACCCGAGCCACCAATCGAATATGGCATCTATGCGTTCCTGGTAGTATGGGTCGTAGTCATAAAGGATTATTAAGAAATCCCATACAGCCCTGAAAACTGGCTCTCTATTTCCGTTGTTCTCAAACTCAAAAAACCTATCACGCAAGTCAATGAGAACATCGGTGTTCCTCCACCTAGTATTTTCCTTAGTCGGTAAAGGAAGTTCACGAATTTCAGGCACCAACTTTAAGAGCTTGATAGCAGCGTGTATCTTCTCCACAGCATTAGAGTCGGTAGTAAGCGTATGGATAGCAGCCCAAAAGGGTGCTTTAATCTTTAAGATACGTTTATTTACCAATCCACGAGTGTATATCGTGGTGTAACCAATTTGCTTAGGTTGTCTCCCTGTGGATGCCACTAACTACTCCTTATGGTTGGGCTGCGTTAGTTCCCGCGTGCACCTTGACCGCAACTAGCCCATCCTCTCCAGCCCCTAATGCCGTCAGGGCATAGCCAAAAGGCACACCCGACACATCCTTGCTTATGATACCGACACCGCTAATAACACCACTGATATACAGCCGGTCGCCAACAGCAATGGCGCTAGGTCCACTATAGTCATCAGCGCTACAGGTAAGCGCCCAGATACCTTCAGTGTCAATAGAAATCAGGTCGGTATTGAGAACGGCACTTATAAAGGCAACCCCTACCAAGTCAGTGCCTATATTCACCGGGTCGCCCTTGTTGACAAGATTGTCAGCATGGACAGGATGAGTCAGCAAAGACTCTGCTAATGTAATATGTCGCCCCTCATAGGTGCTGGATATCTCATCTCCAGATTCGGCGTAAGTTGTTCCAGCATATTCACAAGTCATTATATTTTCCTCCTGTATTAGTTATATTTTAAGGTCATTGATTTACTGGGTCGTAGAACCAGTAGGGATACATCCAGTGAACCTTGACGGCTATGATTTCCGTCCTCACTGAATCAATGGGCTGAAGGGCAAAGCCGAATATGGCATAGCTCCCTACCCAATGGTCTGAGATTGCCCCAGCGCCATCAATGAAAAGCACTTGCCCCGGCACGATAGTGCCGAAATTATTCAGCCCGGTATTGGTTACAGATAGTCTCCATATTCCCTCAGTATCCACTGGGATGATGTCATTTACCGACTGAGCCGTTTTTAGGGCTACCCCAACAGCATCAAAAAGAGCTACCGGGTCGCCTTTATCAACCAAGCCATCAGCATGACCAGGGTGTGCCCCTATATCCGATTCCTTGACCAGAACATGGCGACCTTCTCCAGTAGAGGATACTTCCTCCCCAGCAAGTCTGTTTAGGTCATAGTAGGGATTAGTTATATCAGGAGTGCCTGCCATGCTTCACCTCCTGCAATTTCGCTATCCTCTCCTCAACTGCCAATTTCTTGTCTGGATACCGGCATTCTTTAACTGAACATTTGCCACTTTTTAACTTGGGGCAATCTACGGAGACGCAAAACCTAAGTTCTTTTGAATCCATGCTTACCTCCCCGTGACAGCGGCTTCAATCTGAGCATCTGTCCATTCTGGGTGAGTCCTCTTAAAGGACTCTTTCAGGGCTTCTTTGTCCTTGTCTAAATCAACTTTGGTTGGACCCAAGCCCTTTACCTTGCCAGCCTCGGATAGTTTGGCAATATAATCAATCTCTGACTTTATCGCTTCCTCTATACCTTCAGTAGACTCGGCATCCTTGAATCTCTCGATAAGACGTTCCTTGGCAGCCACGGGTAGTTCAGCCTTATCTACAGCCTCTTTAATAGTGGCTTGTGCTTCGGCTTTCGCTTGTGCCTTCTCTGCCTCGACCATCTTGGTTTTGAGGTCGTCCCGCTCCGTAGTTAATGCTTCAATCTGAGCATCCTTTTCTTTGACCTGTTCTTCTAACTCCATTTTGTGCTTTACCTCCTGTTGAATTTCTGCCCTGATACTAGCTTCTATAGCTTTAATTAAGTCAGGGCGGCGTTCCTTTAATCCTGATAGCTCGACCAAATCTATGTCTCGACTCCTATCAGATTCGTAGAATGTGACGATTCCGCCGGCTCCAGGTTCAGTTACAAAGTCGACTGACCTAGCACCTGTCAGTTCTTCTATCACTAGAGTTGCCTTACCATCGATGGTAGCTTTAGAGGCAGTCCCCACAGCATTGATTGAAATGCCCATTTCAGATAGCAATTTCTTATCTCGCAGCGTAGCTAGCTTCTGCATCAACCAGGGCTCAATAATTTCAGCAATCCCAGTAACAACTCCGCTCTCGTCACACGTTACATCTTTAAGCACAGCCACCCAGGCTGTCGATTTAATAGACCTCTCAGGAAGGGATTTATCCTCTTCGCTTGTCGGGTGGTCCGCATACATCTTTTGCCCTTCAAAGACTTTATAATCCCGCTTCAGCATCTCGGCAGGATAGTATCTGTCCTCGGTAGCATTGAATCCGGGCTTGATAACAATTACAGTAGCTCTGCCCTTATCAAATGTAGCCTCAGTCAAAGGTTCATAATTCAATATCCGTTCCCGCATCATAGTTTCCTTTACCCAAGGAGACATCTCCTCATCCGCTACATCCAACTTCCTGTATTCAGCCCTTATCCTCCGCTTGACTGCCGGTAAATCAGTGGAGGGTATCTGAACTTTCTGTCCCCGAAATCCGCCAGGACTTAAAGCCGCGGCCGCAGCCCCTAATTGTTTGCGGGTAACTTTCTTCTCAGGGTCTTCCCAGAGCCTCAGCTTCCATCCTGAAGGCGTATCGGGGTCGGGAGCATAGGCAAAGGCTACTTGCGGGTATTGGACACCATCCTCGGTCTTCATAGCCTCTTGCGTTTTGAGCCATATCAAGGTATCATCAGCCTCTTTGGTAGCTTTCTTAATCTGGTCTTCAGCCGGCTCGTCAGAAGATAAAAGCTCCTGGCATAACTCGACAATCTTCTTAATCCGGGCAGAGTCGAGAGCCGCATTGCGCTTGCCCGCTTCTTGGATTATTTCGGAATATGTAGATTGTAAAGACTCTATTGAAACACCAACTTCCTTTGTTTTAGTTACCATAGTTACCTCCTTAGCTTCTTTGGCTACCCATTTGCCGTCTGCGTTCTTCTCGTATACCTTCTTAACCGCTGCCCACGCAATAGAATTACAGGTTATTTCCGCATCCTTTTCTTTGCCATGCTGTTCCCAAGCCGAATTGTAGGCAGCCAGATAGATTTCTTCTGCGTGAGTAGGAAGGTTATCTTTAACTGGTGGTGGCAATTCGGCTATTGATTTATATGGCATGGCTACCTCCCTATCATCTACTTAACCTTGCTGGGGCAATGGCACAAGTACATCCCGGATGTATGTCCCCCTCTGCGTTTGGGAAGCTGTCGTTTATTCCGATAACACCAACTCCTGCATTAGCAATACAATCCTCACAGTTGCCCTCGGCTCCGCCAGCACCTAACACCCACTCCTTGCCATCAATACCCATATCCACTGACCTGTCATGGGACGCGGTAAACAGGGCTTGCCGTGTCTCGGTCTTGGCTATTAGTTGCGACCTGTATCTGGTCATATCGGCAAACTCTTTTTTAATATCCCTTGCCAGCCCTGGGACACCTCTCTTATTCTCTATGCCTTGACTGATAACATGGGCTAACCGCTTCTTGGTCTCTTCGTCCATCTCAGTTACCAGTCTAGCGCCACGCTCCATAGCGTAGTCAATAGCCTGTTTAATGGGGGGACCCTCATAAGCTATCGGGATTCCCTTCTGAGTCTTCCCCCAGCTTATCATCTGAGCATCACCAGAAAGGTAAATGTCTGTCATCTGCCCTTCTAGTTTAAGCCGTATATTCTTATTGAATGCTCCCAATAGTGGGTCAAGCGTGCTTTCTATATCTCGCGGTAGCGCCATCTATATCTCCTGAAAATCCACGCAAGCTTGTCCAGTGTCATGTCCACATTTATGCCACACGGCACGAACTGTCATTTCCTCATTGGGTTGCCCTTCGTTTACCTTAACAGCCAGAGCCTTCATCGCCCTGACTGAGCTGACAAAGGCAGCCTTCTTATCTGCTGGTATTTTATCAAATACCTTCTCTGGTATTCCTAAATCAAGTTGAAAGCGATATAACATTATTGATACCTCCACTTAGTAGCTAAATAGGCATTCTGTCGTTCTGGTGCGCCCAATTTCCTATTCCACTGCGCAAACTCTCCAATTAGTCCATTATAGTCTCTGGCTAGATTACCTATTTCACCAATGAGAACATCCTGAGTTCCGTTATTTATATTTGCAAATACACCGACCAATGTAAGAGTTACAGGTACTTCTACTCCATTGATAGTCATCCCCATATCTGAACCATCAACACTACCGCCCCAATAGCCCATTACACAGTACCAATCGTTAGTGAAAAGGTCAATGATAGCAGTAGGCGTTATCGCCAAACTAGCATTTGCAGCTTGGTCATAGATTGTAAATATCGGTGAACTAGGGTTTGCTACACCCGTAGCTGCTAAATACCATTCCCTTTGAGTAGCGTGCCAATACTTGGAAGCTAGACAAGCCTGAGACACATGAGTGTCTGACTTCATCCAAACCATAATGGTCATAGCAGTAAGGGCTGACAAGGCAGCACAATCAGGCACGACTACCCTGTCATCCACGCCGTCAAAACTATGCCCATCAGGTCTCCACAAAGCACCATTCACCGTACAGGGATGCCCATAGTATTCTTTGGATGAAAAGGCTGCCCCATCCAATTCATACAATGGTAGATAGAGCACCAGTGAAGGGTCAAGCGCGAACTCTCTTTCTAATTTCTGTCTAGGTAACACTTGCGTCATGGTTCGACCTCACTCACCATAAATTTTACCTTGCTTTTATTAAAACATAACACGAATTCTTTACTTTAGCCTTCCCCATATTGACGGCACCGTCTGTCTCTAGGGTGAGCTTCATTGTGATAGGATATTTCAAGTCAGTGCCCGGTCTCCAATAACCAGATACAGTCCCACCTACCTCATCATAGGCAGCAGGGAGAGCTATAGCAGGCGATTCATAAATCTCTTGCCAACCCCCGGCATCAAGGTCATTCCAATACCATCTGTAGATACCATTGACGGCACCTGTAACCTGAATTAAGGCGATAGTCAAGCCAAAGAGCATATAGTCTATATAAGCCTCACGCCCTTTGTTATCAAGGGTGAAGGTATAGAGGTCGGTCTCGGTATTCTGGATAGTGGTGCCCACCGCGGCGCCGTCAGTTACATTATACTGAACGCCAGTGGTCGTAAGGGGTCGGTCATCTCCCAGTAACCGCTCTATCCATTCGAAAGCCTCACCTACTCCTACCGAATAAGAGCCGTCCCGGTTAGCTATTGCTAATAGTGGTGGTATTACCGTTGCGAAAGTCTGGTTTGCCATGTTTTACCTCCTTTATTCCTTTACATATTTGCTGTAGAGCTTCTCTATTTTAGCATAAGGAAAAGCCTGCTCCAGGTTCTTGAAATACTTAGCCAAGTCCCGTTCAAGCGACTTTGCTTTTCTTACGTTGTCTGGGCTTTCTGGGCTTGCTGGGACTTGGGCTTCTAAGATTTTGATTGTCTTGTCCAATTCTGTTATTACTGTCATCTTTTACTCCAGTCCCTATGCACTCAGGGCAAGTAGTTACCAGTAACCCTATCTTATCCAGCTCAATATACTTCCTGCCTTCACACTTAGGACACACACTCATTATTTACTCCTCCTTCAATGATTCCCTAAACTTTCTCAGGGCTTTGATTAAGGCAACCTGTGGGTTGCCCTTTGATTCCTTTGCCAACAACTGCTCCAATGCTTCCGCCGGGTCATTCACTCCCAGTGTCATCATTGCTATCTGCTGAACATCTGGCGAATCCGCTAACTGGGGCATAACTCCCAGGATACCTACTATAGCCTGCGCTGC